TAAGCGTCCTCTTAATAAATTCCAAGATCCATCTATTCCTACAGAACAGGAGTTAAAACTAAGGAAAGAAATAGAAGAATACAATAGAAGGGTTGAAACCCCGCAAATTATCCCCTTTCTTAAACTGAATGGCGTACAGAAAGAGGTAAATAACTTTATTATGTTTGATGTGCATGATTATGACACTTCTTATTATAATAAAGCAATGAAAGTGCAACAGATTGTTGTATTCTGTATGGTACATGAAGACGATGTTTATACAGAATATAATATTACTCGACAAGATCTTCTTGCTTATATAGTGAAAGATCTGTTATGTTGGAGTAATGTTACGGGATTTCAATTAAAATGTGTATCTGATTATTCTGATATTATTGATGATAAATATTATGCTCGGATTTTAAAGTTTAATGTGAACACTCCTAATTTCGTGCCTACTCATATGGGGATGACAAACAAATATGACAAACTCCCTTAAAGAGCAAGCTGTTGAGCAATTAAAAGCTAAACACGAAGCAGAAAATAAAGCACGGGAAGAAAAGGAGCAAGCTGCGAAAGAGACTTTAGAGAAGTCTCGTGAAAAGAATAAAAAGAAAGATAAACCTAAATATGAGATTGACAAAATGCAATTATATTTGGGTGAACCTTATAAGTTAAATGATAAAATCACTATTTATCAACCTACTGTAGGCGATATTATCAGAATAGGCGAACAGAAATGTTATTCTGTAATTCATATTTTTACTGCTAACACGACTTCTTATAGAATGTTTTTATGGGAAGCAGGATATGATTGGTGCAAGATGACCGATTTTCAATTGTTTACATTTTTAGCACCAACACTGAAACAGGAAGATACACAATTCTTATTCGGGGATCTGGATTTTTCCAAATTAGAATTGTATCAGGTAACTGAACCTGACACAGAGAAAAAATACATCATTATGTATGATCCTGAACAGGATATTACTATTGATGAAGCGACTTGTGATAAGTTAACATGGTATATTCGTACTATTTTTAATATCTTTCCAAAAGAAGAATTTGGTAAAGGAAAAGCCACAAAAGAAGCTTTGATTTGGGAAGATCAACAAAATTATGAAAAACATAAAGACGATCCTTATGAATCTGTTTTATTTCCTCTTATCTCCTCTTGTTTAAATCATCCTGGGTTTAAATATACAAAAAAAGAACTGATGGACGTTGGCATTGTTGAGTTCATGGATAGTGTTCAACGTTTACAGATATATGAATCTTCTACGGCACTCCTTAAGGGTGCGTATTCAGGTTTTATTGATACTAGTGGTATAAAACCTGATCAAATGAATTTCATGCGGAATCTTGATGCAGAGCATTAAGGTTCTTTTTTATTGCTGAAAATTTTTATTGTGACTAAAAAGTCAAGAAAGGAGTACACTATGGCACAGTTCATGCTTGGTGACATAATCGTGGACAGAGTACAATTTGCCTACGGTGAAATGACAAAGAAAATTAATGGTGTAGATACTGATGTACCTGTACTGCTGATGTCTCAGTTAAATAATTTTACTGTTGATATTACTGCTGAATCTAAAGACGCTGTTGATGCCCAAGGCACTCTGGTATAAGTTTTGCCAGGTTATGTAGTAATACATAATTAAAAAGCCACTATATCGGTTAAACTCCAGAGATGGACAAGACCGAGGAAAGACTCTTTATATGAGAGAATCCGTAACGACTGCAGGATATATATGGTGACATATATATTGAAGTGGCTCTCCTTATTTTTATAAGGATGAATATACAGTCTGAACTCACACTATAATCTAAAAAAATGAAATGTGAGAAGTAAGTAGAAATACTTACTCGCCTATTATTTGCATTTTTATATTCATAATAGGTCATAGAAGTAACAGAAATTGAAAACGCTTTTGGCAGGCAAAAACTGGCGAAGTTACCGCTACAGAAGCAATGATCAACTTCTCTGCTCTGGCTACCGCTTCTGGTACAGATGCTGAAATGGCTACCGCTTCTCATACTATTGTTATGCCTCGTATTGCCGTTGTGAAGAAGGGTGAGACCCTGGATATCACTGGTTATATTGAAGGTACTATTCAGGTTTCTGATATGAACACCTCTGGTGGTATGGGTCAGATTTATGATCTGACTGCTTATAATGTTACCACTGTTGACGGAGTTACTACTTTGACTCCTCCTACTACTGCAGGTATTGAGCAGTACATCGTGAAGTACGAGCGTACCGTAAATACTGGTGCAAAGATCATTAATGAGTCTGACAAATTCCCTGGAACTATTAAATTGACTGTAAAAGCGCTCGCTATAGATCCATGTTCAGTCAATACGCTCAAAGCTATGTATATCACGTTTCCGTCCTTCCAGATCAGCCCTGAGATTTCTCTGTCTCTGACTACGGATGCTACTGTAGACTTCAGTGGTTCTCTGCAGTCTTCTTACTGCGGTTCTGAAAAGCTGCTGTACTACATTACTTGGGCTGATGATGATGACGAGGGTTGATTTTGATTATTTTACAACCGATTAATTATAAATAATAGTTGGGATGGGCGGTTAATAGCTGCTCATCCTGTTTTCAATTAATTCCTCTAATAAAGAGGAATCTAAATTTTAAGGAGGAATTATAATGGCTAAAAATAATAGAAAATGTGCAATTTGTGGCAAATTATATAGCTACTGTCCAGGTTGCGGTGAAGATAAGGATAAACCTACTTGGATGACTACTTTTGATACGGATAATTGTCGTGAAATATACAAAATTACTTCTAATTATATTGGTGGAGCAATTACAGCTGATCAGGCCAGAGGCCAGTTAAAAAATCATGATTTAACCCGTACTGATAGTTACAATAAAGTAATTGCTGAAAGAATTGATCAGATTATGGGAACTGAAAAGACTGAAGAGGTAAAAGAAGAAGTTAAAGAGGAAACCAAAGAAGAGGTAAAGATTCCCGAATATAAATCTGATTATAAGAAAAAGAAAAGACCTGCGTTCTCTGGGCAGAAGAAAAATTCAGAGAATTAGTATTTTGCACAGTGATTTTTATTAAGTATTTTCTATATAGGGGATACGGCTTTACACACACTGTGTAACGCTGTGTCCCCTTTTTTGCTCTGAAAATATAGAATACAATATGCGAAAGAAGGTGGATAGGATGCCAATAAAAACTAACATAACTGGATATGATTATGAATTGGGTGAAGTGGTTAGAATCATAAATCCTATTCAGGCCAAAAAGTATATTAAACATAACGTATACCCTATAGATTTATATACCAGTTCAGACTGTGAGGGGAAAGATATCTTAGTATATGTTTTTTACAGAGAAGACACGAAGGAAGTGTCACAATTATGGAATGAGCGTAAGCTGCTATAAGGAGAATAAGGATTATGGATACAATACCTACGTTAAAAGAAATAAAATTTGTAATTGCAACGGTTTCGTCTCCTACCATGTATTTGTATAAACAACCTGGTGAGTATAAATATTGTTTTTATAAACGCATAAATAAAGCGCTATACACCGAAGATCGAAGTATAGCGCAAATGTTATTAGATGAATATAAACATGTAACAAATGATGATATTGAATTAGTGGTTATACCTGTTCAGATCTCTTACGACCTGGTCAAAGAGGTATGACTACTCTTCTATTTCGCAAATTTGATATAGAGTAAAGAATAGTATTAATTGAACCGCATTAAACGTAGTAAAACCTAACGCAAAATATTGAGTGTATTTATCTTCTTTGCTCAATATAAAATCAGCATTTTGTTTATATAACTCGATAAAGTGTAACGAAGCTAAATTATTAGCCTCTGAAATTATATCAATTAGTTGTTGTTTTGTCATGATATGCCTCCTTAATGGGAATTATATCATGGCTTTTTTAATTTGAATAGTAGGGTTAGAACTACAGTGTCGGAATATAAAGGAGAAAAATATGACATTTGAGCCTATAAAAAATCAAACATTTATTACTGGGGATACCAGTGTAAAAGTAATATTAAATTATGAAAATGGTAAATCTATAGTTTTAAGTGAAGTAAATAAATTTACTGTCAATTATCAAAGACGGGATATCAATACAATTGAATTCAAAGCTATAGGTTTTGTACCAATGTTATTAAATGCCAAAGGTAAAATTATTAATATAAAGATAATTGGAGAGAAAGGATGGTTCATTCCTATCGATGATTGGCATGAACAATCCTATGTTTGGGATTTTCCATGTGAAATGACCATGATATCGTTTGATGTATATGCCGATTTTGATCCAGATAGTTTGAATACAGAATCTGTATTTACTCTTGAGGGATATATCTATTGATTGGCGGTGAGTTATGGAAAAACAAATATTAAAACTCACTGTAAATGAATTTATTTCAGTAAATCATTATCTTGCATATCGTGTTACATATAAGAATGGAAAACCCATGGCAATGTCCTATAAAACAAAAGAAGCGAAAGACTTCCAGAAACGATTTACAGAATATGTAAAACAAGAAGCGAAGAAACAGGGTTGGATAAAGAGTGAAAATCCGTATCAGCATTATTATGTTGATGCGGTTTATTATTTTCCAAAAACTAATATGGACTGTGCCAATTATGACAAGTGTATTTCTGATGCTATTACAGATTCTGGTGCAGTATGGTTAGATGATAAAATGATTTGTAATCGTATATTGAAGGTTATGTATGATAATAAAAATCCACATATTGAATTAACTATTTATCCTGTAGACTTTGTTGGGATATTTGATAATCAGGCTTCCGCTGACTATTTTGAAGATAAATGCAAAACCTGTAAACGGTATGATAGAAACTGTTCAATCCTTCGTAAGGCAATGGAAGGCCGGATCCAGGATGAAATAGTCGAGGGAGTTTGTACTAAATACAAGGAAAACTAGGAGGATCGAGATATGAGTAAAATTATGAATAATGAAAATATTGAAAAAATCAGTGTTGCTGATTTTCTTAAGAAATACGATGAAGCAGAAAGTGCTGAAGATAAGGAAGCATGTATTAAAAAGATTGTGATAGACAGGTATGTGCCTTATAGTGAAAAGGTAGTTTATATTAATCAAATTTTAAACACAGCACATTTTAAAAATAATGTATTAGTATGGAATACCCCTAAAGAAAAAGTTTTATATGCTTGGACGCTTTTGAGGTTATATACTTCATTAAATGTATCAGACAATTTTAATAACGAATATGATCTAATCATGTCGAGAAATGATTTACAGGCCCAAATTACAAGCTATATGCCTAATGATAAAATGGAGTTTTGTAATATGTTCTATGATATGAAAAGTGATTTTAATGCTAACGTGGTAAATGATTACACCCAATTAACTGAGGCGGTATCTCTCGGTGTACTGAAAGGGGCAGAAATGGTATTGGATGCCTTGGAGAAGGTATTACCTGATCTTATGAATGCTGCTCAGATGAGTATGGATATAAAAGATCTTGAGGGAATTACAAATGCAATCCAGAGTGGATTTAAGGAGGCATGATTATGAATGATCGACTTCCAATATCTGAATTTATAGAAAAGCATAATAGTAT